GGTAAGATCAATCTCCGTATCGGCGCTTGAGGCAAGTTGGTGTTGAGTTTGGGTGATGAGAAGTTCGTGTTCGTTATCTGTGAAAAATTTACGTTCATCTGTATCTAAGTAGATGTAGTTACCCCAAACCTTTGGAGTTCCAGTGGGGGTGTACCCGTCGCGACACTTGATGCGGATCTCCACATCGTGGTATTGGAGGGCCACTAAAGGAAGAACCTTGGTCCAGTCCTCGCTGAAGAAGAAGGGGATCATAAAATGATCACCACCGTGGTTAGACTTTTTGTTGTTAGTTGTAATGGCACACGAAGCCTTAGCCGCGTTGTCGCGGAGAAGTGGGTTGTGGACACCCTGAATAAATAGAGAATCCAATTGCGACACCTTTTGGCCACCAATCCAGAGACCAAATTCAGTTGGACCAGCGGCACCCGAGGAAAAGAGACCGTCGGGGTTGGTCTGAACATTTGAGATGAGATTGTCCTCGATCCAGATGTAACTCATGAGATCACCCTTGGAGCGGACAGGAATGACAACCTCGTTATTAGCACCGAAGGTGCCGATGTAATCTAAGCGCTCGGGCTTCATTGCGAAATTGGTATACCGTTTGTAGTTCTGACGGAAGAAACTAACTTCGGGGTCTCCCGTAATGTATACATCCTGGGCACCCACTGACACGAGCTCGATTAAAGCAGCAGACATTTATTAATAAATGATATTAAAAATTGGGATAGATAGTAACACATGGTGATTGCACAAGCGTTGACCTGGGAAGCTCGGGATGAACCTGACGATGAGATGACTGGAACCATTGGTGAACATATTATTAGTATTTTTGGTAAAACTGAAACGGGTAAATCCGTGTGTGTAACAACTACGTTTACGCCTTACTTTTTTATTAAAATTGATGGGCGTATGATACCTTCTGAACTTTATGACAAACTTACACGAAAGTGTCCTGAGTGTATCGAGTCGTATAGTATCGTGGAATCTAAAGATGTATGGGGTTTTCAGAATAATCAAAATTTCAAATTCATGAAAGTGAATTTCAAAAATTTACAGAGGCGTCGTCGGGTTGACTATTTTTTGAACAAAAACAAATTCTATCTTACAACGGGTGAGTTTAGTGCCAAGGTGTACGAGTCTAATTTAGATCCGGTTTTACGCTTGATGCATAGAACTGGTATTCAGTCTACTGGATGGTTTGATACTGGTGATAAATGTGTTAGATCTCATCTATCAACTGCGGCGATTGATTTATTTTGTAATGACTGGACAACTCTAAAACCGGTCGCGCGTGATGACATTGCTCCATTTGTCGTCGCATCCTTTGATATTGAATGTAATAGTTCTACCGGTAAATTTCCTGATGCAAATATTATTGGCGACGCTTGCTTTCAGATAGCCGTTTCTCTGTGTACATTTGGTAACGATGAACCGTATGAAAAGGTTTGCTTCTGTTACAAGAAAACTGAGGGACCCGATACCCTGAGTTTTGACACAGAGCGGGAAATGCTCGAAGCTTTCGGTCGTTACTTACACGAGAAGGATATAGATATCTTGACGGGGTGGAATATATTTGGTTTTGATCTCTCGTATATTTACAACCGAGCTATAATTTGTGGTTGTGAGCACACGTTTTACCAAATGAGTAAAATTAAAAATCACACGTGTAATATCTCAATCAAGAAGTTGAGTTCAAGTGCATTGGGTGATAACGTATTGAAACTTCTTCCCATTCCTGGGAGGTTTGTGTTTGATATGTTTCACGAAGTAAAAAAGGGCTACAAGTTGGATTCTTACAGTCTCAATAACGTATCAAAGATATATCTCGGCGACCAAAAAATTGACATGTCCCCAAAGGAGATGTTTATGCGTTATAAGGAGGGTGACCCAAAAAAACTTGGCGAAGTTGCCGAGTACTGTATCAAGGATACCCTACTCCCACACAAGTTACTGAAGAAGATGTGCACGTTATTGAATCTTCTGGAAATGGCGAAGGCTACGTGGGTTCCTCTCTGCTTTCTCGTAGAACGGGGGCAGCAGATCAAGGTCTTCAGCCAGCTCACGAAAAAGGCTCGTGAGCTGAATTTTAAAGTACCAACAATTAGGTACGGTGCTTTACCGGAAGAACCATACGAGGGTGCGACTGTTCTCGACGCTCAGAAGGGTGCGTACTACACACCAATTACAGCCCTAGATTTTGAGGCTCTGTACCCGTCTATCATGATGGCCCACAACCTATGTTATTCATCGTACGTCATGGATGAGAAGAGATATGGTGCCATTCCCGGAATCACCTACGAAACCTTTGAAATCGGTGATCGGAAATACAAGTTTGCTCAAGACGTTCCAAGTCTTTTACCAAGTGTTTTACTGGAACTCAAACAGTTTCGTAAAAAGGCTAAGAAAGACATGGCTGCGGCTACGGGTTCCATGAAAGAAGTTTACAATGGTAAGCAGTTGGCATATAAAATTTCTATGAACTCTGTGTACGGTTTCACTGGGGCTGGGAAGGGTATTCTTCCATGTGTTCCGATTGCCTCTACGACAACGTGTAAGGGTCGAATGATGATTGAAGAGACGAAAACCTACGTCGAGAAGAACTTCCCGGGCGCAAAGGTGAGGTATGGTGACACGGATTCAGTCATGGTCGAGTTCGATGTTGGTGACAGGAAGGGTGTGGAGGCTGTTGAATATAGTTGGGAAATTGGGGAACGTGCTGCAGAGGAGTGTAGCGCCCTATTCAAAAAGCCGAACAACTTGGAGCTTGAGAAGGTATACTGGCCTTACTTTTTGTACTCTAAAAAGCGATACGCCGCCAAGTTGTGGACGAAGGGGAAGGATGATCAAATGCATATGGATTACATAGACATCAAGGGTCTCCAGGTTGTCCGCCGCGACAACACACCCCATGTCCGCGAGGTCTGCAAGGAATTGTTGGATGTAGTCCTCACATCGAGCGACCCTGGTCCACCAACGGAGTTGGCTCGAGAAAGAGCTATAGAACTTCTATCTGGTGATGTTCCAAATGAAAAACTTATACTCAGTCAAAGTCTTTCGGATTCATACAAAGTCAATGGAAAGGGTGTATCAATTAACAGCGATGAAAGTGTGGGGATTAATCAGGCCCATGTCCAGGTGGTTGTAAAAATGCGTGAACGAAAACCGGGCTCTGAACCTCAGTCGGGAGATCGTGTTCCATATTTACTCACTAAAACTGGGGACCCGAAGGCTAAGGCATTTGAAAAGTCAGAAGATCCTAAATATGTTGAAGAGAATAACATTCCTGTAGACTATCATTACTACTTTGAAAACAAGTTTTTGAATCCGGTATGCGATCTTTTAGAACCATTGTTTGAAAACACAAAGCGTGAGATATTCGGTGAGATTATCGATAAACATAAACCCCCGAAAAAGAAATCTGAACCCGCTCTCAGCACGATGAAAAAGGATCAGCTCATTGAAGAGTGTAGAAAGCTTGGTTTAGACGAAACTGGCAAGGTGTCAGAATTGAAAGATAGAATCAAGCAGAGTAGGTTAAAGAAGGATGAAAGTGTTGATGACCTATTTAAAAAATACGAGCAATCTATTACAAAGAATGAGTTGGCAGGAACGTCTTAACGCATTTGTCGAAGCGGAAATTCAGGAGCGCGTGAACTTGGCTATAAATGAAACTTTTACAATTATTTCAAAAAAACATGCCATCCCAATGGAAATCCTTTTGAGGGATGCACCACAATCATTTTCCATCACAACATGTAAGGGTGCCAAGTCTAATGGACAGAGATGTACATTCAATGGTCAATATGATGGATACTGTAAACATCACCAGCATCAGGGTAAAAAAATACAACAGAGAAACTTACCAAGTTTAAATAAGCATACACACGGGGCTGAAATAATGTTCTCGAAAGATTGTCCAGAGTGTGTGAAATCTAAAGGGCTTATAGATTTGGATTCCATATTATGTAATGAGTAAATCCGACATTCTACTATCTTCAATAAATAATTTTTACAACGACGAAAAGAATAGAACTAAACTATTAAACATACTTGATAAAACGGCGGGTATATCTTTAAGAAATCTAGAATGGTTTATTACAAACTATTCAAAAAAAAATAACATCTCCTACACCACCAAGGATGGTAAATTTTTCACAGTACATTGCGCATATAAATCCAGCTTAGATGGGTACAGTAAGAAACTTTTTGATCCATTTTGTAGATCTCAAAAGTTTGGGTACATCATACCAGGGACATCTCATGAAATCCAGACAACATTGGCGCAGTTGAATTTCATCAAATGGTGTATCAAGAATAATATTATAGACTACATTAGCGATCATCGTATCTCCCTATTTAATAAGCAATCGACATGAACCCATTTTCAAATACAAATGTTTGATATCCAGTATAGTACATATGTAATGCATACGTTTTTGTAGCTATATTTACTAGAGATCCCGGAGAAGTATCAAGTATGACTTCTATGGATGTTTTATCTGACTGTATTTGACTAAAGTCCAAGTTCCCCGATGGTTCCACATTTATCGGATTCATCGAGAAACTGTAGGTGTAAATATTTCTATAAGGTCTCGCCAGTCTATGTTTGTATGGGATGAGGTACTTGAAATAATTGTGATTCGTTTTCGTGATATTTGGTAGCTTACTTCCATTGATGAAAAAGCTCGCACTTTCTAGAATGGGGTAGAAGAATGTTTGAGTCTCATCGAAATTGTCATTGGATGAGAAATTAAAACGGTTTTGTGAATAATATGTTTCGCTATTTGTTTCATTACCCTTTGGTTGACTGTCATCTTCGAAATCTGTATTCCTTAGAAACCAATGGATACATTTTACGGGAATATCGGGAACGAGATTGTTATTGATAACATTTGTATTAAAATCACTCACCACTGTCGGGTGTTTTCTTACCAGATCTGTAATCAACGTCTGCCTTTCATTGGCTAGATATTTTCGTTCTTCTGGACTTACCGTGATTTCTTCTGTTATTATGTTGAAGGATGGTAACTGGAGATTGTCTGTAGTTTCAGTAAAAAATTCTTGTCTATGGAATACGAATTCAAATTCAATCTTTTGACGGTATACGGCACATAAAGGGAAATAAGGACGATTTGGTTTATTCGAAGAATATTCATCACTCGCATACTTCCTCGAAAAGAAAAAGTGTAGAGGTATAACCAATTCAGATTTATATTGGGATATACTGCTATTTAGTGTAGAATCATCATATCCGATGCTTCTATTAACAAGAAATCTATTTGCTACCTTTTCAGACATTTCTAAATATAACTCATCATATATGACTCCCCAATCATCATGAATCTTTTCAACTTCTAAGTCATCGACAAACATTGTGACACTCTTGAGAATGTGACGACCAAGTTGATCGGCGTAATTACCATTTGTTAAACCAGGCATGTTTATACGCAACCACATGTTACTCAAGAGGTCTCCCATGTTGGTGGGATTAAATTGAACCTTGATACTTTGAGCAAATGGCCATTTGGGAACTTGACCAGGGTTTATAACATTGTGGTTTCTATGATACTTTCTAAATTCAGAATGTCTTTGTGGGGCTTCGTAGTTAAAGAAAGATTGTTCTGGGTCATTGGAAAGTAGAAATGTATCCTGCTTTCCAATAGCTTTTAGGGAAATCTCAGCGGCTTCACCCATACTTACTAGTATTTACATATTTTTAATATCCATTTTCCACATTGTGAGGTGACTCATTTTCATTATACGTTCCAACTCTTCGTTAGCCTGCTTAGCCTCTTTGATTAGGGATTCCACAGACTCTTCTGTGTACTGCACCGTTTTGATGTTGAGGAGATAGTCGTAATTTCCCTCAATTTTCGGGAATGTCTGGGACATTTCGGCCTCGAGGTCCTTTTTCTTCTTCTTGAAGACCACCAGATCCCCCTCTATGACCATGGAGACAAACTTGGCGCGGTGACCACACATCACAGCCCTCTTCTGTAACACATCTACAAGGTGTGCCTTTCGCTTCTTGTAGTG